CCATCTTGAGCTGAGCCGCAATGGCCGCGTACTGGCGTCCGTAGTTGGCACCGTGGGAAATCGGCTTGACACCGTTACGCAGCTCTGCGTGCTCCGCTGGTGACAGCGCAGCCAAGTCAACGTCCGGGTAAACTTCCGGCATCATCTGCGTGAAGAAGTCGGGCATCCCCGGCTGGAACGCAGCGACAAAGCGCGGGTCACGGCTGAAGAAGCTCACGAGACGCATTTCAAGCTGGCCGTAGTCAGGCTTCACCAGCACACGGCCCGGACCACTGGGTACCACCATCTTGCGGTACGTCTTGTCTCGCGGAATCGTGAGGATACCAGCGCCACGGTTGGCAATGCGCCCTGTCATCGGCCCGGTGACGTTGAACGTTGTGTGAACCGTGTTCCCGTGTGCTCGGTCAAGGAAGCCGTTCACGTAAGTGCCAAGGTTCTTCGTGATGCCCCGCAGCTCAAGCAGCTTCTCAACGAACTCAAGGGACTGACCATCGTACTTGCCCTTGGCATTCTCCATGACAATTTCCATTGCCTTTGCAGACGTGCGGGGCTTGACAGTGATCCTGCCCTTGGCGTCCTTCTCCCGCAGCCGGGGAAGTTCCTGCCCGCGCTCATTGAACCACTTGTGAATCTGCATGGGAGAGTTGGGATTGACAGGGTAGCCCGCAATCGTTTCCAGCTCTTCCAGTGCGTTCTTGAAGTCCTCTTCCAGCATGACCTTGAGCTTCAGCAGGTGCTCACGGTCAATCGTGAAGCCCTTCTGCTCAATGTCCATGAACATGCCAGAGACCTCCATGCGCCGTGCGAACACAGCCCACTTACCCGTGGTGTTCAGCATGTCGCTGAGCAGCAGGAACAGGTGCCATGTGTAGAACACGTCATAGGCGTTGTACTCGTAAAGCAGCGTGCGCGGGATACGTTCGTACCCTGAGCCGCTGCTGTACTTGCGAGCGTCCCACCACACGCCGTCTTCCCCGGTGCCTGCCTCTGTGTACGTCTTCCCGGTGGTGAACTGCTTGAGCGCGTCATCCCAGTCACCGACGCCGAAATACTGCTCACACAGTTCTTTCAGCCCGTGTGTGCTCCCTGCCGGGAACATCACGTAGTGAGCCACCATCGGATCAAACCGCTGAGCCGTAGGGGGACCCTCGGGGAAGTAGGGAATGTCGAACTTCTCATTGTGGGCAATGATGTAGTTCCCAGCCACGAACTTGCCCAGCACCCTTTCCACATGCTTGTTGCGTAGGGCCTGCTCGGGGATGACGACAACACTACCCTTGCCGTTGTACAGGGCAAGGCTGATAATCCGCTCAAAGGCGGGCCGGTCCACTTCCACGTCGCCTGACGTTTCAATGTCCAGCACGACAGGGCCTTGTCCATCCAGCGCACCCAGTGCAGACACAACCGCGCCTATGGACCTACAGACGGTGTATTCCATCTTGGGCAGGGTAATCCCACCCGCCAGCAATTTGAGGGCGTCAGAGAGCCGCGAGAGGCTGTCATTCTTGGACATGAGAGCAGCCACAGACGGTGCGTTCACCGTGTGGTTGAAGACTTTCTCGGCCATTGGCCCCAGCGAAAGCACAGGGACGTTACGTGCGGGGTGCTCAGGCAGGGGTGTGAAGTCAATGGTCTCTTCAATGCCAGAGATTTCCTTGGCCTTCCTCAGCAGGGCAACAACACCCGGTTCAACGTCCTGCTGGGATTGTAGGTAAGCCCTCAACCTAGCAGCTCCACGGTATCCTCAGCCTTGAACTCACGCTCACCTTGAGAGGTTCGGAGCCGAACGTTGCCGTTCTTCTTGTGCGTAATCATGCTGATTTCGCACCACACATAGGTACGGGTGTCACCCTGCCAGAAAGGCATAAGAATGTGCCCCCGTCCAATGTCGTGACCGCTAAAGTCTTTAGCTCGCTTGTTCACGGGGTCTCCCTCTGGTAGTTCTCGTAGAGCCAATTCCATGCGTCTTCAAAGCTTAGGGCGTCGTAGACCACAAGGAAAACGTCACCCCATGTGAGGTGACCCACCTTCCAGTCGTACCCCGGCTCCCCAATCGCGGGGTTTTTCAGGACGTACACCTTGGCTGTAGGTACCTTGGCGCTCACTTGGACAGCCCCAGCCGCGAGACAATTTCTGCGTGCAGTTCCTTGGATGCGTCCCCGTGGGTACCGTCACCGAACCACGCGATCAGGTTGGCCGTGCGCTGTTCGTAAGCCAGCGCAAGCGTGGCCTGTACAGCGGCGTGGTCATTCAGGGCAGGCCCCTCAAAGTAGTCCTGCCCGATGTTGGCCTGTTCGTAGTGGTGATTATTCTTCATTTTCTTCTCTCCTGTGCTCCTTGGGAACGTCTTTGTAGTACGAACCGTAGCTTATCCCAGTGAGGCGTACCACGCAAGAGAATGACGTGTCACTGTCCAGAGCGATCCTGAGCAGGGACTTGGGCACACGCTCACCACGGGTGAGCTGAATCTGACGGATAGCCACCAGTGTGCTCAACACCTCCGGTTCAAACTTCCCCCCGGTAGCGTTCTTCTTCAGGCTGGCCGCAATGAACTTGACGTTGATACGGACAATCTTGGCGAGCTGGTTGAGGCTGAACAGCTCAAAGCCGTGCAGCTCACGGGCCATGTCCAGCTTGAGCTTACGGTCAGCGTTTCGGCTGTCCATCCAATACTGTTTCGCAAGGCGCAAGCCTGCAAGGTTACGGTCTTCCAATTACTTCACTCCTGTTGCGGTGATGAACTTGCTGCCTGAATTCTCATTGCGGATCGTGACCATGCCAGCCTCTTCAAGAGCCTGCACAAGGTCAAAGAACTCCCGCGAGCGCAGCTCATTCTTGAAGTGCCTGTACGCGGCCTTCCAGTTGACCTCCCCGCCGTGTTCGGCAATGAAGTCAGTCAGCTCATCCTGCCGACGCTTCCACGAAGACGCCGAAATCTTGTTGGACATACTGACCATGTGCTCAAACCACGGGCCGCAGTAGTTGATAGCAGCCAACATGTGTTTGATGGAGACCTCATCGTGCATGTCCCACATGGCCAGCAGCGTAGCTGCCTTGATGATGGAGTTGGACAGGCGGGCAACCGCCGCGTCAACCACCAGCTTGCGTTCTGTGCCTTCAGCCGCGTCCTTCATGTCCGCAACAAACTTGTTCCAGCGCTCCCACGCTTCCGGGGTACACATGACGGGAATGGTCTTCTCGGTGGGGTCAGCCCAGCCTTCCCAGTGCTCGCGCGCTTCCAGCAAGCGATCCTTCATGGCGTCGAATACGGGGTCACCGTTCTTGACGTGGTAAGGGTCTGCCTGCTTGAGGTAGTCGTTTTCCTTGGTTCGCTTGGGCGGCGGGGCAGTCACGAACACGAAACGGGTCAGGAAGCCTGACTGGAAATCCTCAAGCGTGAGGTAGGAAGCAAGCTGCTCTTCAATGCCCATAGCAAAGAGCACAAGGGCCACACGGGCACCCTTCCGCTGCTGATCCTGCTTCTCCCCGGTGGCCCGGAGCTTGCCGGATACCTTGCCGTCGTACAGCTCGGTCAGTTCACCCTTGACACCCTGAAGGTAGGGCTTGGCGTCCGCTTCCTTCATGAACGCCTGAATTTCGTCACGGTGGAGCAGGCCGGAACGGTTGGCGTTGGTACGCAGAGCCTCATCCAGACCTTCTGCCGTGAACTTGGACCCCAGCTCGTACCTGTACGCTTCATTTTCCAGTGCCTCAACCATAGACAGCATGAGGTTCTTCGTGGTGGACTTACGGGAGAGGGTTGTGCTTCCCAGAACCATGAACCACATGTTGAGCGGCATAGGCCCCCACAGCATAGGCGCGTGGCCAAAGTCCGAGAACACCGTGGACAGGACCGTGAAAGCGCCTGCTACATGGTAGTTCTGGGGTGCGTCAGTCTTCGTGGTGGCCCACGCCATGTAGTCGTCAATGAACGTGCGGGGCAGGTTTTCCTTCTCGTACTGGGTGAGGAAGTCAACCCCCTTGGGGACAGGACGCGGGGCAACCGTGATAACAGTGTCTTCGTCAAGGTCATCCCGTTCGTCACCCTCAATGGTGGTGCCGTACTTGTTGCGGGCGCGCTGAATGTCATCCCACAGCAGCTTTGCAGCCCCGCGCGCGTTGTCACGCTTCCACTTGTTCAGCGGTGACTTCTCGGCAATGACGAACGTAATCTTGTCCGTGGCGTCGTCATCCAGACCGGCCTGTGCCCCCAGACGGAACAGCTCATTGTAGAGCAGGAACAGGGCCTCGGACCCAGAACCACCCTTGCTGAACCGACGCTTGAGCAGGTCTTCCAGCACACCGGAAGAGGGGATAGAGGACAGGGCCACCGTGTACGACGGCATTTCATCCGTGGGGAACGGCTTGGGGTCAAAGATCATTTCCGGTACCAGTGCGTAGCTCTCGGTGAACTCGGCCACCGTGAACTGCTCGCCCGTGTACTCCACGGTCACGTCAAAGGACTTGCCTTCGTACTTGAGGTTCTTTGTGCCGGGGACACGCAGCAGCTTGGTAGCTGACCAGCCGTTGTCATAGCCCGTGGTGGCCTTGGGGTGTTCCAGCGACACCGAGTGTGCCAGTCCCTCAAGGGTGGCCACGTCGTTGCTGTCCGTGACAGACCACAGAACGTGCGTCTTGTCCGGGGAGGTGCGGACAATGGCGGAAGGGCGGGCGTGAAGGTGCTCGGGCTTGAACAGGTCAGCGTCACCGTAGACAACCTGAGCCGTCTTGACGGCAGAGCGCCGACGCTGAGGCACACGGAACAGGACTGGCGTGTAGTAAATGTCCTCGTGGCTGTACTTCTCCGCGTAGGCCAGCAGTTCTTCCTTCTGGGAAGGCCATTCAAACCACTTGTGGTTCTTCAGGTCACCATCCAGCATCCGGGCAATGTCGGCGTACCCCTCTTGCTCGCCCCATACAAAATCCAAAAACTCGCGTTGCACGTCGGTCACCGCTCTCCTTCCTCCAAAAGTCCAACTGTATCACAGTGAAACATATTGCATTATCCTATGGGTAAGAAAAAGCGCCTTTCGGCGCTTCTCTTGATTACTATTCGGGGCTGAAGGCTCTGACCTCTGCTGCCAGCTCGGGACTCCAACTCTGGGCCTCTTTGATAGCTGCCTGTCGGTCTCCGTCTTCAAATTCGCCCAAGCTGTTCACCATGTCCATGTGCCAGTTGCATGAGCACCCGCTGTCTGAGTACCAGAAGTACCGGCGAGCTGACGGGGAGTACCAGAAGCTGATTGCGCTCCACTCCCATCCTCCGTCAGAGTCGTGGGCTACTTCCACCCAGTCTTCGGTTCCCGCAATGCCATTTACAGTTTCAGTCTTGGTCACTATTTTCTCTCTTCCAGTTGAGGTTTGTCGTCTTGAGTGCAGCAGGAGCAGTAGCCAATGATTACCTCTTGGCCGTCACGGGTGCTTCTCTGTGCCACACTGCACTTCCTTTCAAACGATGAGTCGGGGGAGCTGGATTTGAACCAACATCTACTGACCTGTGCCAGCGCTCTGAACCCTTCAGCAAGTGCGACTGTCCATCCTGTGCGCACAGTGACAGCCGATATGTTGGGCCACACCAGATTGAGCTATCCCCCGGTGTTGTGACTATTTGTTTCAGGAACTTGGGAGGTTCTAGAATCCCGTCGCACGCTCATTTGTGCTACCTGTCAGCATTGTCACTTCGCTGAAGCGTGGGATAGCCGGGATTCGAACCCTTGTCTTCCAGTCGCAAATGGCTGGATGCTCTACCGTTGAGCTAGCTTCCCATGCGAGCAGTTTACCTCATGCTCAGGAGTTAGTTCGCTCTACTAGAGAGCGAAGCCACCGGCCTTCTTAGCGCCAGCCTTCTTTGCAGCGGGAGCTGCACCAGCCGCAGGCGCGTAGCCCTTGACCTCGTTGTCCTTGACCGGCTCGCCGTCTGCATCCAGCTCGGCTTCCTCACCCGGCTTGACGAACTTGTCCTTGACGATGACGCGCACCTTCAGTTCCTTACCGATCAGCTCATCTTCGTCAGCGATCTGGAACTTGACCTTGCCATTCACAGGTTCGGGAAGCGGGATGCCGACCGCCTTCTGAATGTCGCGCTGGGTGAAGATTGCCTCATTCCACAGGCAAGCCTGCACGAACAGCTTGCGACCGTCGTAGTCGCCGCCAACAACCTTGAGCTTGTACTTGAACATGTCCTTGCCGATGTTCTTACCGGCCTTGACCTGAACCTCTTCCACGTCCTCAATCTCGACGGTGTACCATGCTGCCGGGAGGGGCTTGAAAGTACCTCCGCCGTTGGCAACTTCTTCGTCAATGATGAGTGCTTCGCGTGCCACTATGGGTTACGTCCTTTTTCTTGGTTTCGTTTTTCGTTTGCTGCGTTTGTTCGTTTAGTGCGTTTACTGCTCGGGGAGGGGTTTCTCACCTGTAAGGTAAGCAAAGAACTCTCCCATTGTGGGGTTCACAATCTGCTTGGGCAGTCTGTGCTCCACACGGCTTCCGGCGTCAATCCGGTCTGTGCTTGTCAACTGTAGCACACGCACCGTTTCACCGTCACCGTCCTGAGCCTTTGCCAAGTAGGCAATGGTATCAGGAATCTTCGGAATGTCCACAATGGACTTCTTACCGAGGAAGTACGGGGACAGAAGCACGGAGCCAAGGTTATCATCCTTGACCTTCTCCGTGTGCGCAATGTAAATCGCGTTGTACGGCGCTTCCTTGTCTTGGAACTGGGTGACCAGCCACGTCAGGTTGTCAGCGATCTGTGCCCACATGGCAAAGTCGGACGACTTGTTGGCCTTCAGGTAGTCACGCTTGATGATTTCCTGAATTTCACCCAGTGTGTCAAACACAATGGTTTTGAACGGGGTTTCGTTGTCCAACACACTGTTTACGAGGGTTTCAATCTCTTTCCAAGTGCGGACGTTTTTGACCTTGATGCGGCCCTTGGGGTGCTTGCCTGCAAAGGCGGTGGTGCCGTCTTCCGCAGCCACCCAGAGGATAGGGTACTTGCCCTCAACCTCAGCCAGCGTAGCTGCAAGGCTTGTCTTGCC